TAAAATTAGGGGTGGCAGAATCTCGTAAACTTAAGTTTGTACAAAAGTGCTATCCTAAGTTTAAGCAATACAATTTGCACTTCTTAAATAGATTAGGAGGTTGGGATACTATGAAATTTGCATTGGTGAATAAAAGGTCAAGCGAGTTTAAAAGGGCTTCATATAGACGCAATGATTGGCAGCTAACAGGCAATCAAATGAGAAACAATGATGCTTACAATAGGTACAATGAAACTACTTTAAACTATGCTATTCAGCATACAGATAAATATAAGCTAATAAGCGATTGGGTTAGCCAACAAGATTACGAATGGCTTGCGCAATTAGTAGCAAGTACTATATGTTATATGGAAGTACAAGGTGCTTATTTCCCTGTAACGATAGCTGATACAAACTACGAATATAAATTAGAGGTAAGCGATAAGCTATTTAATTTTGAAATTGGAATCGAGGTAGGTAAATATACAAATAGTCAATTTAGATAATGATTAGTACAGAAATATACATTGAAGATTATAGACTTGATTTAGTACAGGATATAAGTACCGAGTTTACATATACGATTGATGATATTACCGACTTCGGTAGTAAAAACACTTCATATAGTAAAACAATATCCATAACAGGTACGGCTACAAACAATAAAATATTTGGCTTTATATTTGATTTAGGGAATGCGAATGATACAGATGATAATTTACCGAATGTTAACTACAATTTTAACGCTTCAAAACAAGCTAATTGTAAAATATTTATTGATAAAATTCAAATATTTAAAGGGACTTTAAGGATATTAGAGATTGTAATTGATAATAAAACGATTGAATATCAATGCTCTGTGTTTGGGGAGTTGGGTGGATTTATAACTGCATTAGGAAATAAGAGATTAACAGGCAATAAAAATGTTGCTGATAATTTAGATTTTAGTGATTACGATCATATCTACGATGTAACTAATATTAAAGCAAGTTGGGATGCCGTTGCAGGATCAGGTTATTTTTATCCATTGATCGATTACGGAAATGTAAGTACAGACAAAGTTAACTTTCAAGTAAAGTCATTTCGCCCTGCTTTATATGTAGCGGAATATATAAAAAAGATATTTGAAAAAACTGATTACACATATACATTAGATTTATTACCTGAAGATCAGAATTTTTTTAATAGACTTATAATTCCACAGAATCAAAAGAGTTTAACAAAGACCACAAGCAACTTTCCAGTAGCTACAAAAACGACAGAGCAAATAATTACAGGCTCAAGCCTTTATAGGTTTACAACAGTAACAGGATCAGGATTAGTTGCAACGTCTTCAAATAGCGTATTCACTTATACAGGCGCAGCTTCTATTACCTTAAGTATGATTTATTCATTTTCAGGGGACGCAACAAGCGGAGTTTTTAATATTTTAAAAAATGGAGTAAGCGTTTATTCAGAAAGTTTTTCAGGTGGAGTTGGCGTCGGTGGAGGATTTGAACTATTGATAAACACAAATGACGCAATAAGTTTTAGGTTTACCAACACAGCACCGAATAGAGATGATCCACCTGTTACAATAACAGAGGGGCAAGTGTCTTTTTTCTCTGAATCTTCTGTGCCTGTTGATATAGCTTATGGGGATCAATTATTTGTTAATGATACAATTCCAAAGGGTATATTTCAAAGAGACTTTTTCTTAAGCATTACAAAGATGTTTAACCTATACGTCTATGAAGATACTTGGGATGATAAAAAAATAATGATAAAACCATTTATTAATTTTTATCCAGAAACAAGTGCAACTGCTTTAGATTGGTCTAATAAAATAGATAGGTCTAAGCCTTTGAGTATCAAGCCAATGAGTGAATTAAACGCAAGATATTTTCATTATAAGTTTAAAGAGGATAACGATTTTTACAATGAGAATTATAAGAAAAAATATAATGAAAGTTATGGCGATAGAATTTTTGATACTGAATATGATTTTAGTAAAGAAACTGATTCGCTTGAAGTAATCTTTGCGCCAAGTGTATTATACCAAAAGACAGGCACGGATAAAATATATCCTGCTATTTACAAGGTATCTGATAATAACACAAAAGAAAATTCAATGGATAGTGTTATCAGGATAATGCAAGCTAAAAAGATAACAGGCAGAACAAGTTATAATATATTGAATAGTTTAGCAGTACTTGATACCCTTACTACCTATGGATATGGTGGGCATTTAGATAATCCTTTTGCACCTACAAATGATATTAACTTTGGCGTACCTTTTGAGATACAATTCAATGCTACAACTTATCCTACAACTAATGTATTTAACGCATATCATAGTGAATACATTGCAGAAATTACAAGCAAGGATTCAAAGTTATTAACTTGTTCAGCTTTATTAGATACTGTTGACATTATGAACTTAGATTTTAGTAAGTTTTATTGGATTGATGGAGTATTATATAGGCTGAATAAAGTAGATGGATTTAACCCAATGGAATACAAGACAACAAAAATTAGTTTATTAAAGGTTATTGAAACAAAATATTTTTTATAATGGCACAGAATTTAGATTTAAACATAAATGTCAATACCGATCAGGCAGGAAAATCTGTCGGATCACTTAAAGCACAATTAAGGGAAGCGCAAGCGGAAGTGGCATCGTTGGCGGATAAGTTTGGTGTTGCATCTAAGGAAGCTATTGAGGCAGCAAAAAGAGCAGGGGAATTAAAAGATAGGATTGGCGATGCAAAGGCAATGACGGAAGCCTTTAATCCAGATGCAAAGTTTAAAGCAGTTACCGCATCCTTATCAGGAGTTGCTGGTGGATTTGCTGCGGTGCAAGGTGCAATGGGTTTATTAGGTGGCGAATCAGAGGACGTTCAAAAAATGCTTTTAAAGGTTCAATCTGCAATGGCTATTTCACAGGGCTTGCAATCTGTTGGAGAGGCGGTAGATAGTTTTAAAAACTTAGGTGCGGTTATAAAAAATACATCCTTATTTCAACAAGCATATAATTTTATATTAGGACAAAAGGTTGTAGTTACAGAGGCAGATGTTATTGCAACCGAAGCGCAAACAGTAGCAACAGTTGAACAAGGGGTTGCAACAGTTACAACTACCACAGCAGTTACAGGTGCTACAACTGCAATGAAAGCACTTAGGATTGCATTAATTGCATCAGGTATTGGCATATTAGTAGTAGCATTAGCATTAGCAGTACAAGCATTTTCTAATTATGTAGGTGCGGCGGCGAAGGCAGAGGAAGCACAAAATAAATTAAATAAAAAAATATCGGATGGTGCTAAAGTAGCTTTGGATGCGGAAAAAAATTTTTTAGAAGGTCAAGAAAAATTAGATATAGCTCAAGCAAAAGCAAAGGGTGCAAGTGAACAACAAATATTTGAAATTGAGCAAAAATATAGAAGGCTAAGAGCAGAATCACATCAAAGGCATTACGAGGAAGTTTACGGAAAAGATGCAAAAGCAGCAGAGGAAAGTAGCGCAGAAATCAATAAAATAAATATAGATGGTCAAGTAGCTGCATTTGAAAATGAAGCAAGGAAAAGAAAAGAATATCAAGAGAAAAAAGAAAGAGAGGAAAAAGAGGCAGCAGAAAAATTACAAAAAGATTTATTACAAAGTTATGAAGACTATTTAAAACGTAGAGAATTTGCTCGTAAAAATAGCGAGGGAATATATATAGATGACATAAGAAAATTTGAACAAGAAGATGCAAACGAAAGGGATAAAAAAAGAAATGATGAAATAGATAAAAATGTAATATGGCAAAATAAGTCTTTAGCTACTATTAAACAAACTGGAGTTCAAATATTAGCAATAGATCAAGCAAATTCAGACGCAAAGAAAAAAATGGCTGAGGAGGAAAGGAATTTAAGAGTTAATGCAGCTTACGATATTGCAGATGCTGCAATGTCTTTAGGATCAATAATTGGTGAGCAAACAAAAGCAGGAAAGGCTTTAGGAATTGCAAGTGCTTTGATTAATACTTATACGGGAGCTTCTGAGGTTATTAGAGCAAGATCAACATTGCCAGAGCCATTTGGTACTATTCAAAAGATTGCGTCTGTTGCTGCTATAATAGCAACGGGTATGCGTGCGGTTAAATCAATAACTGCCGTTCAAGTTCCTGGCGGTGGCGGTGGCGGTGGTGCTTCTGTTCCTTCAATATCAACACAAGCACCTATTTTGCCACAATTACCAAGTGCGCAAATGACACAATTAAATCAACAATCAATTAATGATTTAGGCAATCAGGCAGTTAGGGCATACGTTATTGAGACAGATGTTACAGGCAATCAACAAAGAATGGCAGCCATAAGACAAAGAGCAAGATTTAGTTAAACGATAAATATTCACAAATAAACTATTTAAAGATATGAATACAGAGATACCTATTTATATGTTGGACATTACAGATAGCATAGAAGATGATTCACAAGTTGATTTCATTGCATTAGTTGATCGTCCTGCAATACAAAAGAATTGGAACGCATTTAATAAAACCCAAAAATTTGAGGTAACAAATGAAGATCGCCGTATTATTTCGGGTGCTATTATGTTGGCTGATACGCCTATTTTCCGCAGCGATGCTACTTATGGCGATTACTATGTTGCTTTTAGTTCGGACACTATTCTTAAGATTGTACAGAAGTTTTTTAAAAAAGGCTTCCAAAGCAATGTGAATTTAATGCACGATTCTAAGCAACAATTTGAGGGGGTTACCTTATTTGAAAGTTTTATCTCTGATCCTTCTCGTGGCATTATGCCAATGAAAGGCTTTGAAGATGCGCCTGTTGGCAGTTGGTTTGGGTCTATGATCGTGGATAATGACGAGGCGTGGGCTAAAGTTAAAAGCGGACAAATTATGGGATTCAGCGTCGAGGGGTTATTTACCTATAAACCGAAGGAAGTAAACAAGGTTGCGTCTATGGTAGATGCAATCCAAAAAATATTATCACAGGTTAAGTGATAAACTATTTATTTTTTAACTATATAATAAAAAAAGTATGAACGCACAGGAAGCAATTTTAAAAATTAAGGCTTTGTTTGAGGACAACGCTGCGCCTGTTAAGGAAGATGAAGCCGATATGACTAAGGTTGAGGAAACTAAAGTTGAGATGGCAGAATATTCATTAATGGACGGAACTAAGGTTGAGATTTCAGCTTTAGAGATTGGCGGTTTAGTAACTATTGAAGGGCAACCAGCACCAGCAGGAGGTCATGAATTGATGGACGGCACAGAAATTACCTTAGATGAAAACGGAAAAATTACCGAAATCGAAACTAAAGTAGTGGAAGCAAGTCCAGAAGTTGACGTTGAAGCAGGTAAAGATTATGAAGATAAGAAGATGGAGGAAATGGCTGAAAAGTTTGAGGCAAAGATTGCTGAATTGACTGAAGCTAAAAACTTATCTGACGCAAAAGTTTTGGATTTAGAGAATAAGGTTAAGCAAGGATTTGCACAAGTAGCTGAATTGATTGAAGCACTTTCAAATACGCCAAGCGAAGATCCTATTAAGAAACCAAATAGCTTTAATGAGTTTGTAAACACAAAGGGCATTAAAGAACAAAGATTAGAAAAATATAGAAACGCAATTTTAAACACTAAAAATTAAATAAAATGGGATTTAACGTAGACGCATTAGCCGCTTATACAGAGCAAAACGAAGCCTTATTGGTAACTGATTCTGTATTAGGTGCAAAGACTGCAGCTTTAATTAAAAGCGCAGGTAACGTTATGGTAGGCGTAAAGTCTGCTGAAACAATTAACATTATGGACACAGACGCAATCTTCCAAGCAGGTGGATCTTGCGGATTTACTGCATCTGGTTCAACAACTTTTACTCAAAGAACAGTAACAGTTGGAAAAATTAAAGTAAACGAATCTCTTTGTCCTAAAGACTTAGAAGCTAAGTACTTACAAAAAGCATTACCAACAGGATCAATGTATGATTCTATTCCTTTTGAGCAAGAGTTTGCAGATAAGAAAGCAAAAACAATTGCTGCTCAATTAGAGGTTGCATTATGGCAGGGCGATACAACTTCAGGCAACGCAAATCTTTCTCGATTTGACGGACTTGTTAAGTTAATCGGAGCTGCTTCTGGTGTTGTAGCTGCTAACGCTTCTACTTTCATTAGTGGTGCGCCTTTAAGCACAATTACTGCTGCGAATGTAATCAGCATTTTTGATGGTGTATATCAAGCAATCCCTGCACAAGTTGTAGCTGCTGACGATATGACTATCTTCTGTGGTCAAGATGTTTTCAGAACTTACACAGTTGCATTAAAGAACGCAAATCAATTCCATTATTCAATTGATGTGAAAGCTGATAGCGAGTTCGTATTACCTGGTACTCCAATTAAAGTAATTGCTTTACAAGGTTTAAACGGAACTAACAAGGTTTACGCAATGCGTTTATCTAACTTGTTCTTAGGAACAGATTTGTTGAATGAAGAAGAAAAATTTGAAATCTTCTACGCAAAAGAAGCTGATCAAGTTCGTTTTGTATCTGAGTTCAAAATGGGTGTAAACGTAGCGTTCCCAGACGAGATCGTTAAGTTTATCTTAGCATAATTATTGGGGGGTTTAATCGCCCCCCATTTTTAATAAAATTTTAAATTTAATATTATGCCGTGTGCATTAACATCAGGATACACTTTAGACTGCCGTGATAGCTTAGGCGGTGTTACGGAAGTGTATTTTATAGAAGCAGCCAACGTAACTGCTACAACCGAAGCGAGTGGTGTAATTACCGCATTAACAAAGGCATCAGGTAAGAAGTTCTACAAATACGAGCAAGTAAAAGATACATCAATGATGAATCAAACTATTACTACTAACGTACAGAATGGAACAGTATTTTATGCACAGGAATTAATGGTTGTATTAAATAAATTACAAACCGCTACAAGAAACGAGATTTTATTGCTTGCTCAAAATACTTTGATTGCAGTAGTAAAGGATTCAAACGGCGTATATTGGTATCTTGGTAAAACAAGAGGATTAGATTTAACTGCTGGTACTGCTGGTACAGGTACTGCTCAAGGCGACAGAAGTGGATTCACTTTAACCTTTACAGGTGCAGAAGCCGCATTAGCTCCAAGCGTAGCTCAAGCAGTTTATTCTGTATTGACAACCGCAGGCGCATAAGTTTTTTCATAGGTTTATAGGTTTGCCGCCGTTCCTTCATTGGTTCGGCGGTTTTTTATTGTAGGATATGCAACAAATTAGCTTTTTAGCTATATAGATATATGATTAGGTTAACAAAGGGGGCAACCCAAAACATAATTTTAACCCTAACTGAAAAGCAGTTATTGACTAATCCAAACTATTTGTTTGTATTTACTAATAGAAGTGCAAATACAGAGGTTAAATTTGTTAGGTTAAATAACACAGACATAAGCCAATACAAGGACAGGTACAATGAGTTTAGTATTGTTACAAATACTAATTTTAGTACTGCCTTAAATGGTCAATATAATTACGATATATATGAGCAGACAAGTACGTCTAATCTAAATCCTGCTGGTTTAAATTTATTAGAATCAGGCATTATGGAGTTAGTCGGAACGCCTTTCAATTTCACGGAATATACTACAACGGACACTTATAAAATAAGACAATAATGGATTTAAGAGTACTAACATTTGCGGAAGCCAAGCAGCCTGAATTTAAAGAAAAAAAAGGCGAAGGGTACATTCAGTATGGCGATCGCAACGATTACCCGAATTACTTAGTTGAACTTTTTAATAAGTCAGCTAAACATAATGCCATTGTAAAAAGCAAGGTGCATTATATTACTGCAAATGGTTGGTCAGGAAGCGAGGAAGCACAGCCTTTTATTGAGAAAGTCAATAGAATGGAGAGCCTTGAAGATTTAACAAGAAAGGTATCTTTAGATGCCGAGTTATTTGGGGGTTATTATTTGGAAATCATTTGGTCAGTTACAGGTCAGTTAAGCGAAATATGGCATTGTGATTATACTAAGATTCGTACTAATAAAGACAACACACAATTTTGGTATAAAGAGGATTGGGCAGACAGGAATGAAAAGGCGGAGGTTTATCCTGCTTTTAATCCTGCTAATCCATACGGCAAGCACATTCTTTACATAAAAGAATACCGCCCAAATATGGGTTACTATTCTTTGCCAGGTTATTTTGGTGCGCTTAATTACATAGAATCAGATATTGAAATATCTAAGCACGTTTTAGGTAATGCACAGACAGGGTTTTCTGCAAGTAAACTTATTACGTTACCTAATGGCGAGCCTTCTGATGATGAGAAGCGCAATATTGAAAAACGCTTTACAAATAGATTTAGCGGATCAGATGGCAAGAAGTTTATTTTAGCTTTCGTAAATGATAGTGCAAGAAAGCCTATCGTTGATGATTTGGGAACTTCTGATATTACAAAAGAAGACTTTGGACGTGTAGATTCTTTGATTCAAACTAATATATTTTCAGGGCATCAAATTACTACGCCATCAATCTTTGGTATTGCAGAGGCTGGTAAGTTAGGCAGCCGTTCAGAAATGAGAGACGGCTATGAGATATTCAAAAATACTTACGTTAATAGTAAGCAGATGCACCTTGAAAGTGTATTCAATATGCTATTTAAGTACAGAGGTATTGAGGATGCTGATTTAAAAATTATACCTACGGAAGCAATTGGAATTGAGTTAACAGAGAATGGTTTATTACAAATAATGTCTAAAGACGAACTTAGAGATAAAGTTGGATTGATGGCACTTGAAGAAAAAACATCAGCAACAAATCAAGACGTTATTAATGCAATAAATAATTTATCGCCATTAGTTGCAAATAAAGTATTGAATCAGTTAACACCAAATGAGCTTAGAGCATTAGTTGCTTTACAACCAAAAGAAGGTGGCGAAGATATACAAGTAGCACAACCAGAAGCATTTTCAGACGATTTCAGTGTGTTTTATGAGTTTGGCGAGGATAAGGCTTCATACAATATTTGGAAGTCTAAAACGCGCTTTAATGACGATTCTGAATATCAGCTATTTGCAGAGGTAAATCAATTACAAGCGAATGTGCTTGATTTGATGGCTAAGGATAAAAGAATAACGCCAGAAGTATTGGCGACTACCTTAGATCAAAGCGTTGATACTATCAATGAAGTGATTAAAAAATTGATTGTTGATGGGCATATTGAACCAAAGCAATACACAATAGGTAAGGGGATTGATGAGAATGTGATTACAGAGCATACTTTGACAGAGCCATTAAAGAATATTTTAGAAAAAATTAAGCCACAGACAACTGAATTGCTGATTAGATATTCCTACGAATGGAAAGCTGGGTTTAGTAATTCAGATAAAGATACAAGCCGTCCTTTTTGTGTGGCTTTATTAGACGCAAATAAGGTTTATAGCCGTAGCGAAATAGAGTTAATGAGTGCAAGATTAGGTTATTCAGTATGGGATCGTAAAGGCGGTTGGTACACAAAGCCTGGTACTAATACTCACGAGCCAAGTTGCAGACATCAATGGGTTTCAAACATAGTAACAAGAAAAAAATAATGAGCAAGAATACTTTATTTATATCAGTTCAGTCAATAAAGGACAGAACAGGATTGCACGCAAACGTAGATGAGAAATTAGTATTGCCTGAAATCAAGACGGCGCAAGATATGTATATTTTGCCTGCTTTGGGATCGGCACTTTACAATGAATTACAAACGGCGGTCGATAGCAATACATACACAAATTTACAAACTACTTTATTAGACGATTACATAGTAGATACATTAATCTATTTTGTAATGTCTGAATTACCACAAGGCTTATCGTTTCAGTTTTATAACAAAGGGCTTTTAAGAAAGTCAGGCGAAAATCAAGAAAATCCGTCAATGCAGGATATGATTGATGTGGCTAACAGATACAAAGCCAGAGCAGAATTTTACAAGCAAAGGTTAATTAAATACCTAAAACAAAACAATGCTTTATATCCTAACTACTTAAACTTTGGTAGCGGCATTGATTCAATCAAGCCTGATAATGAAGGTTACACAGTTTCAATGTATTTAGGGGATGCTTGTTGCAATGATGATGATTACGAGGGCAAACGTAAAAGAACATTTGAGGAAAGGTATCAGGGCAATATTGGA